AAACTAAAATACCTGTTGGCTTTAAAACATACCTGCAAGCCTGAATAAATTCATGTACATTATCCACATGAGCAAAAACGTTTGTCGCTGTAATTAAATCAGCCCGCCCGTCACCAATACTCTCAGCACTTTTGCTACTACCTGTTTTTAGTAGTCCTGAATTTATAATCATCTTAGCTGTGTTCATACTCCAAAACCGTGTGATCGTTGGAATATCTATTGCCTCACAAATTGCAGCTAAGTTCCCGGCGGGATCAATATTTAAAACCTGTAAACCGATTTCTTCCCGAAATTGTGAAAGTAAAGTACAATCATTTCCCGCTATATCTATGTGCTTACTTGCCTGGTTTAATCCATATTTCTTTTTTAAGTCTATTGCCATTTGTCGGCAATGGTCGACATAACCCTGGCTTATTCCTGATCTGTATACATAATTACTAAAAAGAATTTCCGGTTGCACAATAACACTTAACTGACTAAGCCCACAATTTTCACAAAACAAAACCTTTAAAGGATAACGAGAACTCTTTATAGATTCTACTGTATTGCTGGCAAGATTATTTGCGAGTGGCAACATTCCTAAATTTAAGTAGGGAGTAAGTTTGTCTGAATAACAAACCCGGCAATTTTTATGTTCTTTGTAATTCATATCCAAAAATTTCAAAGTCTTTTTTATAAAGTCTGTTTATTTCTGCAATACTTTCGGCGTTTAGGTAACTTGTATCTTTTTCACTTACATTGATTTTTATATCACTTAAATTTCCCACTCCTATTGAGTTTAAAAATTCATCAATCTTTTCAGGTTCTTCAATCTTAAACGGCCTTACTATTAAGTTGCCGTTATCATCACAGGTAAAGTAAGACATTGGTTTTATATGAATAATTTCATCTAATAACTTATCCTGTTCGATATGTAATACAAAGTCTGTAAAGTCAGCATAGTTTTGTAAGATCCTTTGATAAGATAAATCAGGCTCTACATTGCCGCCGCCTTTAATCAAATAAGCATAGGCACTCACTAACCTGTCATACGGATTTCTTACAAAGCAAAAGAAAGGCACATCAACTGCCCGGACATGACCGCAATAATTAACAGGAATTGCCCCGCCTACTAATTCAAATAATGATGAACCGGCAACCTTTGGAATGTGAATAAAATTATACATTTTTCTTAGCTGTAAATAAAATAGTTTCACCGTTTACATTATCAGGACATTCACCCATGATGATATTTGTAAATCCTGCATCTTTAAAACATCTTATCATTTCGTCCCGGTAAAGCCAAAAGCCATATTCACCCAAACCGGCACAATAACTGTCTGAATGTTGCCCGTATTTGTTTTTCTTCCCGGTATATTCCCGTCCATTCGATTCTACAACGCTATCTGGCTCGTTTTGTTGGCTTTTTCCGCTTGCAACCTGACTCCAAACAAAAACCGTATCGGTAATTCTTGCCATGTCGTAAATTAGTTTGGCAGGATTCTTTTGATGATAAAGAACTCCGGCGGATAAAATAATATCATACCAATATGCAGTTTTTTCAATGAACTCACAAAAGTCGCCGTAATCAAACCTTGCTTTTAGATAAAAAATATTCTTTACAAGTAAACATTTTAAAAAATTATTCCCATCACCTTCGATAGCCCTTACAAATAGCCCTGCATTTTCAAGTGTCTTTGTATGTGCGCCCTCAAGCGGGCCAAGTTCAAGAATATGCTTACTTCTTGGCCTATCAATAGTTGTTAAATGCCAAAGAAGTCGCTTATCATTACAAAGGTCAAGATCACCGCCGTAAAAATTGCCATCTATCTCAAACTTAGTTGTCCATCCTTTTAAAAGTTCAAACTGATTCATGGTTATTAGTTGTGTGTGAGTAAACAGCCAGTTACTTTTGCAAAATTATTCTTTCCGTACTTATTCATTAACTTATTAAAGTAAGTCCAGTCGCTTGAGTGGCTCATATCTTTCCATCCTACTGAGCAAGCGGCATCTTTCTTCACCATTACCCCGGCACAATCTACAAAGCCCCTTTTTAATTCAACCGGAATAATTTTCCATGCCTGGTAAGAATGAACCATGTCTGAGCAATACGTCGCTACTGTACCGCTTTTAAAACCCTTCAACATGTACTCACAATAAACCGGAACGTGGTAATTATCTGCATTGGTTATTACTATGTAATCGGTATCATTTAATTTTCCTGCTTTAATTTCCTCCAAAGCCCAGTCTCTTAAATGATGCCCAAAGTTATTTTTCCTTACTTCTGATTCAATGTAAATAACACGCTTATCGTTGTAATTTTCAACAATTTCTTTTAAGCCTGTGTCATTCGGGCCGTCGTGCAGCAAAAGTAATTCCCAATTCTTATAAGTTTGCATAAGTAAGGAAGATATTATCTGAGGGAACGACTGATAAATCGTACAAATAAAAGTTACCTTGCTATCTTCTTTATAGACAAATAAATCATTCCATTCTTTTTGCCTGTTTAATCTCTTTACAAATCCGGTGTCCCAAAATAGTGAGTCTTTATCCTTTCCGACTTGCTCACATGATAAACCCATCCACCTGATCTGGTTTGTAAGTGTGTTTATTCTTCCCCTATGTTCAAAATAATAACAATCTTGTTTTGTTACAATAGGATCAACCGAAAATGTAATCTTTAAAGACGTTTCTTTTGAAACACAAAACATTGAAGTACGGACATGTGGAGCATATTCTTTTGAAATCTTCATGCAAGATAAGCCTACTCCATTTTTCTTAACAGCGTCTATAAAGGGAGTAACAAAATCTTTACTCATTGGCATAACGTCGTCGGTCAACCAAATAATGTAATCAAATTCTGGAAATCCCTGTAATCTTTCACGGCAAACATCCTGGAAAGCCCCAATGTCAAAACCAATGTTCTTTCGCCTGATATATTGAACACCATTCGCCTCACATAACTCTTTTATCCTTTCATCTTCGTTGTAATTATGAATGATAACCAATTCGGCATTTTGTTTACACTGTTTCCAGCAATGCAGCCATTTTTCGATATTCTTATATCGGTCATAAACTACTATGGCAATGACTACTTTCAACACTTGATAATTTTATGCTGCCTTAAAAAATCTAACTCTATTCTGTGTCTTGAAGTCTGATTCTTACTCAGTTGACCTAACCAGAACCTTTGTGCAACGGAATATTCTTTAATAACTCCAGGCTTCCCGTATAACTCATAAAGCTGGTAATAAAAGAACATATCCTGAACTGTCTTTAAGCCAAGATCAAACCTTATATCACATTTTCTAAATCCAACTACTGAAGGCATCCCGGTTATATTCTTATTGAACTGATTGTGATTGTAGGCAGTATCCTGCTTCCCGCTTATGTCGCCGTTCTGTTTTATCCTGAGTGAATTACTTATTACCCATTTATCTTTATTAAGTGCTTCGACGAAAAGATCAATAGAATTTCTTAGAGTAAATAAATCATCTTGGCACATGATTTTTACATAATCAAAATTAGCTAAATTGATAGCGTTATTCATGTTTTCACTCGACCCTATTTCAGGATTGAAATGATACTTTAAAGGTAGCATATTGAACTGATCACAAAGCCCTTTTATCCGTCCTGTATTGTCATTGTCTGAAATGATTATTTCATATTCGTAACTTATTTCCTGCCTTAAGGTAGAGTTTAAAAGCATTGTCAGCATCCTCACGCCGTGACCGCCTTGCATATATGTTGGAATAACAATCGAAATCATTTAAAATACGTTGTCTTTTGAATACTGTATCTCTATTTCTTCAATCTTTTTAATAACCCTTTCAAGGGCATAAATCATTCCCGTGCTATATGTGTATGAATAGAACTCTTGGTGCTTAAGCCTGTTTATTTCTTCATAACAAAAGTCTTTTATTTCTTTCATAGCTCAAATTTTGAAGGATTAGGAAATTTCTTCTTAAGGAAAAGTAAAGCCGACTTAACTCCCGACGGGCCGGTTGAAAAACACGGCCTGTCTTTTATTAATTTCTCAAAAATATCCAAACTCATATCTTTCATTACCTTGAAATCTGTTATCGGTTCGCCTTCGATCTCTAAATAATTACAGTAAGCAGATTTTAAAATACAGGGATCGGGGAAATTACTAATCACTTGCCCAAAATCTTCATTATAGATAATCGGTGTATGAATATCGAAATGCTTATCGGGTTTCTTCAATTCTTTCAGTCTGTCAATTAAAGGCTTTGAACCGCTTTCTCTGATTTTAAACATGGTGCCATAATAGTAGTAAGGATATTTTGTAATATCTGTTTCCTTCAAAAGAAAGTGATCATCATTCATAAAAAATACAGGCTTCTTTGCATATTGCAACCCGGCTAAAATCTTTCTTCTTATGCTTAATTGCTTTTGTCCCGGTACGTCTGGAAATTCAATCTGTGTTACACCTGTCAGCCATTCAGGTATATGTGATCCAACTATAATAATTTCATAAGGCTTTTTAACAAACATTTCAACCGACCTTAAAGAGTATTTAAGCTCAGTGTAATCTTTTTGCGGAAATAAGGGATATAAAATATAGTTCATAGTTAATCAATATAAACAATATCTTCTATTATTGTTAGAAAAATCAGAACTACTATTGGTGTGGCAAGTATTCCCATAAGTAGTAACGTTGCAAATAATGCAGGGAAAATCATAAGCCACCGTATTATTTTACTTTTAACCTTGCTAATTACTTCTATTGGAAATAAAGCAATATCAATTAAAAAGTAAGCTGCTTTTGTAAATTTAGTTTCGTCTGTCATATTTTTTTTTAAAAAAGATAGGGTCTGCAATCATTCAGCCGGGTTATCGACCTTCAGAAAACAAACCCTAAAAAAATTCCGTCAATAACCTGACCTTGCAAATATAGTTAATTCTGATATTTATTTAAAATATTCAAAGAAGAAATTAACATACACCGGGCAAACATAATCATTGATGCCTCGACAAGTATAGCTAAATCAGTTTCACTGTATAAGTGAAAATCTTCCTCAATAATATCTGAAATAAGCTGAAATGTTTCACGTGAAACGTCAACCGTTAAACACATCTTTTTAATTTCCGTTGCTGAGTATGTCGGCTGTGTCATAGTTTTTACTGTCTAAAAACCTATTCAAAAAAGTCCAATTAAAATACCTCCATGCATCTAACAAGTGAGTTTGGTGAACGTTTTTACTCTTGTCAATCCCGCCGTGTTCATCTACTTCACATTCTTCAATATCCAAAATTAAGTACGGAACACGATCCGAAAATGAATAACTTTTATGCCTTGCCAAAAGTGAGTTGCAAAGAATCCTGGTATTTTTAATAGGCGGGTTTGCATGAGGGATCTTGAATTGACCTATTGAAATTTTCAAAACATCTTTGATCACTTTGTAATAATTCAAATCTCTTTTTAAAGCCGTCCTATTTTGGCCTGAAGCGTCGCCGGTAACCATTAGCAATTTATCAGGATAGTCTGATAATATCCGGGTACATAGTTCGTAAATATCTGAGTTCATTAATCGGTACTCATCCAATATTCTCACTTCACTAAGTCCATCAGCCTGCCCGACTATACAAGTAATCGGCTCCACGTTAAAATCAAAGCTCAGAATTATTGGAAGTTGCGGAATTGCCTGTAATCCTTTTATGATATGTTTATCCTTTTTAAAGTTGAAAATAAACGGTGATCCGGCTTTAATATTTCCCCAAATTCCATCTGCAAAAACCGTGTAGTAATACGGATCAATGATTGATAATTGCTCTAAAAAGGCAATCCTTTCAGCCGTGACAAACTTATTATCTTTGTAAGTTGTGTGTGTTGAAGTGTATTCAAATTCAATAGGCTCTTTATTTGGAATATCAACTTTCCATTTGTCGGAAAAATTGAGTCCCTTGTCTTTAAAAAAGAACTTGTAAAGCCAAAAATCTACGTAGTTCCCGGACGTTTCCGGATTAAAAGAACACCATTGCTGAACCTTTGCTCTGTCTGATCTTAACGTGGTGGAAACGGTAATAAAGTCAATTAGTGATAGTTGGTTTAACTCCTCATACCAAACATCCGTAGGGTCTTTTATTGATTTAAGGTTTGCCGGGTCGTCGCATCCCCTGGCTAAGAACTTATTCCCGTTCTTACATTCGATTGATAAAGGAGACTCTCTGAATTTAAAGTGATCTTCAAGCCCCCAAAGTGTTACAATGTCTTTAATGGTTTGCCACTGAGCATCGTGAATAGAATTGAATGTCTTTTTAACTAAAATACACCTAAAGTAGTTTGATTCAAGGCATTTTTTAATTAGGGTTTGTGCAATAAAGTGTGATTTGCCAGAATCCCGGCCCCCCCAAAGAAAGTTAATGTCAGCCGCTGAATTGATTAGGTGACGGTAACAAGGCAAATAAACCGATAGCGGTATTTGTATCTCAATTTCATTCATCTGGCTGTGTAACCTTATACACGGTTTTAATAGTTCCGGTAATTTCAGTAGGTATCAACTTAGCTGCAATGTTGTAAAAATCTCTTGGGTATTTGACTGCAAACGATTTTAAGCCTGTTTTTGGATCTTCCTGTAATTCATTGAAAACACTAAGGACGGTTTCTTTTACGGTCTTATTTAGCCTCCCTTGCCCCCTGAGTGGCATTGTTTTTCTATTTTCCTTTGTAATTGGCATTCAAATTAATTCAGATTGAACAAAATTACTATTTTTCTCATAAACTAAAAAGCCTCACCTGGAAAGGCAAGGCTAAACTAAAAACTACAAAATGAAAGAATCTATCCATTAACCATTATTCGCCACAAAGTTATAACTAATTTGTTTATTTAAAGTGATTGTATTTCTGATTTTACGGTTCTCCAATATTTAATTAAATCTAAAAGAACATTGCCTCGAACATCTAAATCCCTTATATCTTTATTTAATGTACCTATTATCTCATTTACTACTCTTAAAGCACATTCTTTAAATTGTTCTTCATGCCTTTTTGCTGGCATTTCGTATTGAAGTAAATCTGCAAATCCTTCTACCAACTCTTTTGCTTTTAATTTTGGTGTCATGGTTTTATAGGTTGTTTATTTTGTAAGCCTAATAAATTGTTTCAGTTTTATAATTTCTTCTTTCGGTCTTTCGTTTTCCTCCCTTAATTCAGCTTCAATTCTAACAGCATTAAGCATATCTAACCTTAAAGATTTGTTTTCTTCCTGTAAAGGCTTTACATAATAATCTCTTACAGAAAATGCACCATATTTAAAGCCAATGCTTGAACCCAAATCAGATGAATACCTTTTACTGTTTTCTATTATCCACTCATTAATATCTTCTGGTAGTGAGTCAGATATTCCCGCATCTTGTAAAAACTTCTTAGCTGCTTCGGGTGATTGAGATGCTTTTTCGGTTGCCCGTTTTATTGCTCCAACGGTATCATCTTCTGGTAGTAGGTCATTAGATTCATCTACATAGTATTTTCTTGCGGGGTCATCGGTTCTTATCTTTTTAAAATATCCCTTTCCTTCTAACCATTTATTAAAAGATTCTTTCGTTTCTTCTGAAAGAACTTTATCAATATCTTTTTGTAACTTTTCTAAGTCAATCATATAATATTGTTTTATTGGTTAAATGTTTGGTTAAAATAATCTTCGGCATTTATATATGGCTTACCGTCAATAAATCTAATTTGGGCAAATTAACCTTCTATATACATACCACAAGCCATTGCTTTTTCTTTTTCGAGTAATTCAATAGCTTTGTTTAAAATTCTTTCAGTTAAAACATTATCAATCGGTAATGTGTCAACAAATTCAATCAATTCCTGCATAGGTGTATTCATGGCTTTTTGTTTTTAATGTACAGGTCGTAAAGCTCGTGTCTGGTATAAAGGTTATTAATATCTACGCCTGAAAATCTCGGTCTAAACAAACCCTGATAATTACCAACTTCAATAGGCTCATAATTTGAATTTTTCCAATAGTCAAAATCAATCGCCACTTCCTTTGCGTATTCTTCCACAAGTAAACTATACTATTAGCGTTCTCCCTTATAGTTGTTTTACTCCATATACTATCTACTAATATTTTACATATCTTTTCATTTAATATTTCTTCTTTGTTCATATTTAATTATTTTAGTTTGTTTTAAATTTCAATCAATAACATCATTTTTGTATAGAATATCAAACAAGTAATTGTTTTAGTTTATCAAAGCGATAAATGATGCTGCTGTATAAATAGATGACCTTGTATAATTTGCCTGTTTATTTATTTCATCATCTGCAATCCATCCACAAAAAAAATATATCATGGCAATACAAATAAGTGATACCCAAATAATATCTTTATTCATAATTTTAAATTTTAAATTTTAAATTTTAAAAGTAAAGGGAGTGGCTCGGTAGTAGACCGATAAAGTACACCACTATCCCTATTACTTGTTTTAAAGAACTTTTAAAAATAGGCGGATGGCTCTATCATTGGCCTTTGCGATTTCGCTACAAGATTTACCGCCTAAGAACTTACTTTTTCAGCAACATAAAATGACCTTGAGTGCTGAATCAATTTTGCCGTGTCCGTTTCGCCAGTCCCTTTTGCCCTGATCCAATATTTTTTCTTTTCCTTTTCTTCAATATCGCTTAACCTGATTAATTCTCCCCTCTTTACCAACTCCATATAAAGTTCGTCTAAATAAGTTATCATTGATCCGTTTATGTATTTACCGTCTTTTATATGCTGAATTAAAGGAGCTGTTATCTGGCAAAGAATGTCAAATGTTTTATCGGTATTGAATATTCTGATATTTTGAGTAAGGCTCATAAAATTAATTTATAAAGTAAACCGTTGTATATCCCTTTGATCTGAACTCAGAAAAAGTTTTTTTAATAACAGCCTGCTTCGCCTTTGTAATTTCAATTTGCACATTTTTCCAAATATTACCCTTGAAGAAATTATCATCTTCTTTACATAGCTTTTCAACTTCAGCCGGTGAAATACCATTGTAAAATTTCAAATAAGAATCCCTTTCTATTTTTCCGACTAACATCATATTGTCATAAACAGCCGGGTGAAAATCAGACTCAGTAATGCCGTTTAAAAAAGCCGTGTAACATTTATTTGCTTCTTTATCCCAATCCCAAATTTCATTTTTATCCATCGATATTGGTGCAAGTCCTGTATGTAAGTAATTCTTAGGGCTATTACGGCTCTTTAAATATTGGTCAACCCAAGATACTAAAGTTTGCACATCTGCTGAATATAGCTTGCCATATTGGCCAGAGATGCCATTTTCAAAGATGTTAAATAATTCGTTTGAAGTTACTTTGTTTTTAACTTGCTTTAAAGTTAAGTTTTCGGTTTCAGCCGTTACCGGTTTATGTTTTCGCAAAAGTTCAAATGCTGCATTTTGTATCATAGTTGCATGGTTTTAGAAAGTTCCCTTAATTCGTCAACCGTGTATTCTTTTTTTAACATAGTAGGATATTTACCTTTTAGTTTTCCAAAATATTTTTTATATTCAGCCGGGTTAAATTCATATTCACCTTGTCTTTCAAGATAGCCGTTAAATAACAAAAGTTCTGAGTCATTTGTTTTATTTGCTTTTGTAAATCTTTCATCAAAAAGAGCAATTCTTTTACAATCTTCAATCGGATATTTTTTTTCGATTTCCTTGTATTTATCTTGTTCTTTATCCTTGTCCTTATCCTTGTATTGTTCCTTGTCTTTGTCTTTAGCCCCTTCTAAGGGCTTATAAGCCCCTTTTAATTTTTTATAAGCTATTAATAATTTTTTAATTTTTTCGGATGGATTTAAAAAAACGTGTTGCTTTGACAAAAAAAACTCAGGGTCTGAATCTGTTTTATAGCTATTACACCTAATACATGAACACACTAAATTATCCTCTGAGTTGTTGCCATTTTTATTAAGCGGTATAAAATGATCTATTACTAATTCGTGTACAGATTTTCTTTCTTGGCAATATTCACATACAAGGTCTGCTTTTAATAGAATGTCCTCTTTTATTTTTCTACTAATCCTATTTCTAAAAGAAGATATTGTAGTACCATATTCAGTAATTTCAACATTTAGATACTGAAAAAGATTGTACCTCAATAGAATTTTTTCTATTGACTTATAAATATTGTTTGTTTTTGAGAGCTGGCTTCCGTATTGAAACTCTAAAAATCCGGGGATAAACCATTTTTCCCCGGCATCAATTATAACAATAGACTCTCCGAATAAATTAATAGCTTCATCTGAGTTGACATCTTCGCCAATTCGTATTTTGGCAACATCAAAGTCAACCTGCCAAAGGCCAGCAATGTCACAATCATCAATAATATAAAACCAGAGTAGTTTATATTTCGCAGGAAGATTTTTTATAAACGGCTTTTTCCATTTATCCGTATCTGTAAATCTCTTTGCCATATAATAAAAAAAAGACGGTCACAGGGTGCGAAGGTATTTAGAATTACCTTGAGAGTTTCCCCCCACCTGTGACCGTCTTTTAATAAGTTTAATCATTTTCTAAATTTTATCGCATTGCAAATATAAAGTATTTGTGTCAAAATAAGACTGTCTGATTTATTTTTTTAAATCTATTTTCGGCAAATTTTAAATTTTCAATACCTTGCCTATAATAGCTTTCTTTAAGCTCTATCCCGATTGCTTTTCGACCCATTGATACAGGGCTGTAAACCTCACTACCAACGCCCCCAAAAGGAGTTAATACAGTTTCTCCAGGATTTGTATAAAGCTCAACTATTCTATCAATAACATCTAATTGTAAAGGATGTACATGCTTTTCATCATCTTCCTCTTTTGTGTCTTTAAAAGGCAATACATTATCAATTCTAATATCATCCCAAACACTTGAAGCATATCGCTGCCAAACTAAATGACTTAATTTATTTTCTTTTGGATCCCCCTTAAAATTAGCCCACTTCTTTTTAAAGTCTTCATAGTTCCCATATGTTTCAATATGTGCTGGTAAAAATGGTGTTTCTCCGAAATATTCTGTAAGCCCAAAAGGATGAGTAACTGGGATTTCACTATCTCCACTTTTTGTAAATATCAAAACATAATCAGGCATTGCAGTAAAACAACGGGTAGTATCTTCAACTATAAACTTGTGCATCAGGCTTTGTACCATTGTTCTCATCCTTACCTTTAATGGCTCTTTCCAAACTGTAATTCTGTTTCTATAATGGAGCCCGTATTTTTCGTGTATTCTTATTATTTCATGTGGAAAATCCCATAAGAAGGACCTGTTATCAAATATATCAGTGCAATGAACTGCATTAATCCGTCCGGGTTTTGTTACCCTTGCCATTTCGGCAATCAAAAATTCATACTGTTTTAAAAACTGTTCTTTGCTTTCACAATTACTAAAATCATTTTCATGACTCGAATAATTATATAACCCGGCAAATGGCGGAGAATAAACGGATAGATCAATACTATCACTTGGTAATGTTGGTAATACATACATACAATCGCTATTATACCATGCATAATTTTCGGTAATAACTTGTTCTTTAATCATAATTATTAGTTTAAGTTTTTTAAAAATCTAATTGCCATGGCAGCAGTTTGAATAGCCTCCCTTCTTAATTGTTCTATCTGATTTTTATGATAGTAATGATTAAGCGCAGCCCTAATCAGCTCACCACTTTCTTCATTTACTATCGCAGCCTGATGTATAATATCATTTGGCCATTGTGGATACTTTATTTCTGCACTTTTTAGTTCTTTTAATATTTCATTTATTAATTTATCCATAAAGGTAATTTTATCTCTTTGTCAAAATCTTTTCTATTAATTTTAAAATCACTATTCGTTTGCTTAGTAAGATTTTCAAACATCGATATAGCTTTTTCTTTTTTTACAATAAGACTATCCATTATCTTAGTTTGACCGTCTGATAAAATCAGATCAACTAACACGTCTTTTTTTTGACCAAATCTCCAGAATCTTCTGATTGCCTGGTAATATTGTTCATAAGAATAAGTTGGAAAATATGTTGTATGGTTGCAATGTTGCCAATTTAAACCAAAGGCCGTTATTGAGGTTTTCGTTATTAGTTTTTTAATTTCTCCATTTGAAAAGGCTAATAATATTTCCTCCTTTTCATCAATATTCATTTTCCCTTTTACTTCTTTTGTATCCTTATCTAATTGAGAAATTAAATCAGCCTCATCGTTTAGGTTAACCCAATAAACACTTATATCATGATTATTTGCCTTACTTACCGCCATTTCGCAGCGTTCATGTATGGTTGATCTTACTTCTGCTTTTATTTCAAAAAAACTTTGAGCTGGCAATGTAAATAAAGAACATTGACCGTTTATTGCTAACGGATTTTTATTCCTAATTATAGTTTCAACCTCAATTAACTCGGGTAATATATGGAGTGAGTCACTAAATCCCAAATCAGACGGCTTACGCATAGAAATTGACCATGAGGCAATCCACCTCCAAAAGTATTTTTCTGCATGTGCTTTCAAATACCAATCCATACCTTCCCTTGCTTGTGCAACACGGCCAATCTTAACAGCATTGTTATTATTGTTCTTAAAAAAATTTGTCAGCATATCGGTATATCCCAAATATCCTAATGCTTCGCTACTTGTACCAAGTTCAATAAAATCATTTGGCGAAGGGGTTGCAGTAAAAAGAAAACGATACTTTACTTTTCTCAAAAAGTTTGTAACCTGTTGTTTTATTGCTCCATCAAAGTTTTTCAATATACTGCTTTCATCCAGTAAAACGCAATCAAAATCTATTGAGTTAAAGTGTTCTAACCTTTCGTAATTACAAACAACAATTTTTGTTTTATACTTACCATCCTTTGAGTAAGAAATATCATCAATACCAAACTTTTCAGCCTCTTTTATAAATTGAAATGCAACTGCCAGGGGAGTAATTATCAATACAGGTTTGTTTGTTTCCTGTATGTAATTTTTTGCAATCACTAATTCAATGATTGTTTTACCTAAACCAGTATCTAAAAAAACTGCACAACGTCCTTTCCTTATTGCATATTCGGTAACATATTTTTGAAAGTCAAACATCTTATCGGGAATAAAAATAGGATCAATGCCGTAGTTAATTTGACTATGTTTTTTTGATTCTAAAAATTCCGTATAGTTCATGATTATAGTTTTTTCCAGGTGTGATTAGGTTTGCCATAAATACCTTCTTTCATTTCTTCGCACTTTTCCAAAAGCCCCTTTTCAGTTAGAACCGTCATTGCCCTTCTTATCGAAGTTACTGGGCAGGGCGGGTAAAGTAAGCAATAATGCCTCCAAACATCAATAGGAGTCAAATTTCGGCCTATCTGCATAAAGTCTAATATTCTACCCTCTTGTAAAGAACAGCTAATTTTGGCCTGCTTAAGAGGCTCTCCGGATAGATGAATAGTGTTGAAGAAACTTAGTTGCATAATCAAAATTTTATTGACCAGTAAAGTTTCCAGGGTTCCGTACAAATAAAAGAAGTGTCGAATCTTTGATCTAAATAAAACTGCAATTCCGGCTGTCTGATTATTCCAAAATCCTTAACAACTTCTGTCCTTAAATATTTCCACTCAGTAGTATTATTGTAGATATGTCGCATCTGTATTACCCTTGCCTGATTTGGTTCAATCTCTTTTGAGCAACCGAAAAGAACGTGACCGATAACCAAGTAAAGAACAACCAAGATAATTAAAGGTAGTAAGCCTAATTGATATTTTTTCTTTTTCATAAATAAATATTTTAGCGGCAATAGGCTTTACTCAACTTCTACCCATTTTATCCCACGCTTCCGAATGTTTCCACCAGTACCAGCACACTTGTGTGGTGACTTTCTTATAAATTTATCCCGACCACATAACAAGCATTTGTAACGCTTCTGAACAGAACTACTGCCGCTAACATTGGTTTGCTGTAATACAGGCTTAACCGACCAGTCATATTTTTCGGAGTTCAAAAACTCTACTAAGCTGTTGTAATTCTTATCAACTGCGCTAATGTTTTTAATTAAAATGTCCATAAGTCTATTTTGCTTTTAGTTAATAAATCCCTGTACTACACAGCAAGCCCTGACGTTAGCTGATTGATACTATTTTTTTGTGATCCTTAATATTTGAATCTAAAATATCAAACCCTGAATCTAACCAAGCTGTAAAAGCTGCCAAACACGGCCTGATATTTATGGGCTTAAGTCCGTAACTTGTTTCACACCCAAACTCAATTTCAAGTAATGTTTTTTCTGAAACATAGTAACAACCAGTTCTTCTGATTATCTTCTCAATAGCGTAGCGATTATTAAACTCTTGCATAAATTTAGTTTAAATGGTTGATGTTCTTTTTGGCATGTCCGTAAATATTTCCCAAAAGATTTTTTTGTAATCTTCAAAATAAAACATACCAGGAATTTTAACGGGTTTCTTTTTCCGTAATTGTGCAGCTTTAATTTTTCTCAGTCGGTAACTGTCTAAATTATTATTTCGCATGAAAACAATTACGGACTGGTAACCGATATTTAGATTTTTCGCCATTTCTTTAGGTGACATTCGGTTGTAATTTGCCTCAATGTAAAGTTTTTGGTTTGGTGTCATAGCTTATATTTTTCGATTAAAGTTTCAAGTTCATCACGGCTCCATTTATAACCTGATCTCTTATTATCAATTAGCCACTGCACTTTTTCGTGTCCGATCTTTTTAATTAAATTCATTGTGTAACTAACCTTCGCATCGTCATAACAATTACAACCAGCGCACTCACCATTTACGTTAAACTCATTAAACCTAAGAAAAGAGCTTTTATTAACAGGGATTAAATGACCGGCCTGAAGCTCGTCAACTCTTTTAACGTGACCGCAGTTTATACAGTGAAAATAATCTTCCTTTCGGTCACGGTTTCTTATCCATGTATTAAAAACCCTTTCGGCTTCTTTAAGTAATTTAGGGAGTGTCTTTTTCTTTTTCAATCTAATTTACTTTTAAAATGACTAATCAATGTTTCCATCTTTGAATTATAGTGATCAACTGAATTTTTAAACCCCTCATTATCTTTTTCCCATAATCTATAAAGCACTCCCCTTAATCTTTGGGCCGGTGTTTTTCCTGAATCTTCATAATCTGATTTAAGGCTTTCTAAAACTTCTTTTTCTTTCTGCTTAAAGGGTTCGTCTTTAAATGCCAAATAACCAAATTTTTGAATATTAAGAGCAATGCCGGTTAATTGTTCCGGTGTAGGCTCGTTAGTTTCAAATACGATCTTTATTGTTTTATCTTTTAAAGACCGATAACTTTCAAGTATTGCGGGAATGATTATCATTATTTATAAATTTCTGATTCATCGAATGAATTATCTACATCAACTCTTTTTTTCTTATAATCGTTTTCAACTATCTTTTTAAATAGGAAAACGGTAATTACCAGGGTAACGATTATTAAGATGATTAGCTTTGTCATGGCTTAACTGTTTTTCTTATATAGTTGGTAATGTCCTTTTGCGAAGGGTTTACAATTTCATCAATGCATTGTTGTCTGACTTCTAACCGGTGTTGGATCTTCTGGTAAGTCTGAAAGTTAGTACAAAGATCAATGGCTGTCATGGCTGCTTCTTTTTCTTCTGAGTTTAAATCAGAAGTATAAAGTAACTGCCTTAAAAGCTGCCTTTCGCTTTCAGCCGGTACGTCGCTAAAGTCCGGTTCGGGTTGTTTGGCAAAATCCATTTCTTCCGCCGGGGTTGCCTCAAATCCTGCTGCTTTCATTAACCAGCTTAAAAGCATCCTATAAGCCTTTCCTTCGGCTCTTGTCTGTGCCATGCTTAGTATTGCATATTCATCAAATAGTCGCTTGCTGGCCTCCTTATTGCTGCACACAGCCACTCCACGAGAAAGTAAAGCATCTGTATCAATCCGGCGGACTTCAACCGTTGCCATGTACTTAGTTTCGCCCTCTTTTGACAAATCTTTGGTTTCTGTTAATAAAGGGTAAAGCCCAAGTTGCGAACCGGCGAACTGCCAGGCTTCAACTAAAGGGTAGTTTTTTCCTTTAATGTTTGCGGTTAATTTCTTTTCAGTTACAAACCTTTGCAGGATTTCAGCCACTTGCATAGCTTGTTGAGGGGCGGCAAGTGAAAAAGATTTTTCGATTGTAGTTATATCGTTCATGATGTAGGTATTTCGGTTGATAAAATTGTTTCGTAAGGAGGTTTTTGAGAATTGGCATTTGCGACTATCTTATCAAACTCTTTTGTCGCTGCATTTAAGTCTATTCCGAAAGAAGGTATTTGACAATTTCCATTAACCCATATTCCGTACCAGAAATTCCCGTTAGGCTCATTGACCTTTTTTAATTCGATTTTCATTATTCGTAATTTAAAAGGCTGATTAAATACGATGTTTGCTTTTCATTCAGGAAAGGTAATATATCAATCCCGGTTCCCTTTATTACCACTTCAACGGACTTTAATTCTGTATAAACCAGTGGCTCGACAAATGAAGCGATGTTTGTAGGCTCTTCATAATATCCATCTGTACTTTCGTAATCGTAACCGATTAGTAATTCGATTCCTGATTCGTCTAAGATAGTTTCTGAGTTGTGTTTCATGATGTTTAGTTTTAAGTTTTAAATTGTTTGACAGATCAAAGCTAACTACTTTTTTGAAATAAAAAAATATTTTTTTATTTATTTTCCCCTTATATTTGTAATTATGAAGAAAATGAACGCAAAAATACGAAGAGGCCCAAAGGAATTAGATAAGTCCGAAAAGAAGATACAGCTTTACTTTATGGTAAAGAAAAAACACGCTATTGCCTTTACAGAAGAAGTAAAAAAACTATTGGAGAAGTATGTTTAAGAAAAATAAAAATCGGCTTCAGACTTTCTTCGCCTTGTCAAGCCGGCAACCGGCTTACCGCCAGCATTATTCCATTTCATAAACTCAGATCTTATTGTTTCATCTTTTGGGTTCTTAATTACTTTTTTCAGTAAAGTAGATTTTTGTAAAGCACCCATTCCCAAATTAAAAGCAAATGAAACTAAGGCGTCAAAATTATTCTGACTGATAACACATTTAGACAAAAATACATCTACAGATTTGGCTTTAATATTTATTTCCCATTCTAACATTTCGTCTGCCCTTTCTTTGGTTATCGTTTCACCGGATTTTACTTTTGATCCATCCGGGTACATAATAGAACCGTAACCGATTGTCCAAATACCGACTACATCTTTGTAAGAATTTAACCGTAAGCCTTCAAATTCTTTTATAAACTCATAGCACCTTTCTGACGGTTTCATATTTTTTATTTTAGATAATCTGCTTCAGGAATAGCATCTATAAATCTTTCTTCACCTCTTTTCAATCTTACTCTGGTATCGGTTAAATAAACAGCTCGACAAACCGTTTTTCTCAGTGTATTGCAAAGTAATTCTAATCGGTTCAAAAGTTCCTGATTATTCTTTGCGCCCAATTCTTTTTTAAGAATGTGTAAAAGCTCTAAGTCAGTTTTCTTCATCTTTATCTAAGTTAAGTAATTTTTCTCTATCGGGTTCATCCGTAGCTTCAAAATCATAAACAGCGCAAACGTCACCCATGTAAGATAATTGAAATTTAAAGATATTGCCAGGCTTAATAATAATACCAACAAGCAAGTGAGGTAGCTGTTCCGGATCTGATTTCAAAAACCAGGTTGATCCAAACTCCAAATCTGTTTTTATCTTTATTGGCATATTAAATTATTTATACCCCTGTAGGTATAAAGTTACATCAATATGATAGTATATACCTTTAAGGGTATAATATTTTAAATACGGCGTTTATTTTTTACTCCGCTTCCTTTAATAATCTCGCAAATAGTTACAAATAACTGATCAACTGCCTCACCCCAAAACATTTCGCAAGATGGCTTTCCGTTTTCAATTTTAAACGGGGGATCAGTAAACCATGATTGATAGGTGTCATCGTAATTAGCCGTAAACCTATGGCATTTTTCCTTGAACGGACACAACCCGCCCTTACACATTGTTTTGTCCGAACCTGATTTACGTTTATTCTCCTTAACCATATCGAGGTTATTATCGGAATGGTTGCCCGTATTTTGCCCCTTCAAATTTTTGGCAGCTTTAGGCTTCTTTTTAGTTTCACCTCTTGTTTTAATAAATCGTGTCAAAATACTTCTCCTTTATAAATTGTTTTATTTCTTACATTAAAACTTTTACCGTCAATATCTACAATAGCAAATCCCCAATTCCATTTATTTATTGGTGCAAAATTTGGATGCAATTCAGATAGGCATCCTGAACTCCAGGTTGTTGTTATTTTGCCATTCATGTCGCTTTCAGTATGAGAAGATGTTTGATGTGAATGACCTTGAAGTGCAGATGTTTTACCTCTCAAAAACAACCCTCTTGCTACGTTTACGGGTGAGAAAAATGCAGTTGAAAATTCATGACCATGAATAATATTTAGCCCGGATGCATGAATAATTCTTTTGTCTTTTATTATTTCTATTCCGTTTGCCCTTGCTTTAATAATATTTTCTAACTCAAATTCATCTACTCCAACTAATTCCTTTGCTTTTGTAAATAGGAAATGTTCGTACCTTTCTTCGTGATTCCCATACTTGAAATAAATCTTACAATTAAATTCTCGTTTAAATATATCCATCATTTCTTTAAATACCCTTAATTCTTCAGCGAAGTGTCTTTTACGGGGGTCTCTTACAAATCTGGAAAGCTGAAAACAATCTAATACATCGCCATTGAGTAATAGTGCATCCGGTTTTTCTTTTTTACAAAAATCTAAGGCGGCTGTTATTGCCGCCATTGAATGATATGGGATGTGTATATCAGAAAGTATTGCTAACCGTTTATGACCTTTTAATACAAATGGTTCATAAGGGATTTCATCACTTTCAGGTAGTTTATATGGGTTCTTTGGTCGTGGTTCTTCTAAGAAGTATTTACTATCCTTAACAGCTTTTACCATTTTACTATTACTACCCTTACCCTCAATATATCTCAATCTTTCCCTTGCGTCCTCAACATTATTAAATAGTGGATTTGTTTCTTTATACATAATCCTTGCTAATTGAAGGGTTGGCATTTTCATACCGTACCTATCTCTGAACTCCCTTGCTGTATCAGATTTTATACCCATAAATTGTTTTTAGTGAGGAAAATAGCGGATCACAAAAGTAGTAAAATACCAACTACCAAAATAATGACTCTGAAAAATATAGCAACCCTTTCTAAATCATTTTCAGAAACGTACTTTTTGTTCCAATACAAAGCAGTTGCGATTATTTCAATAAACTTGCCTTCAATTTTATCAACTATACTTTTTGGGTTGCATGAAATATAACCAGCCCCAAGTCCCCGAAAAATGTTTAAAGTAGTATCAAAAACTACCCGGACTAAGCAAAGCAATGCAACTGATTCTTGCCATCCGTATAAGTAATAGGCTATTCCGGCCGCTGAGATGTGTAGGATGCCGTTTAAGGCGTGATAAATTCTTTTATTATTACTTATCAGCCTAAAATTAAACCAGGCTAAAACGGCTGCAAATAGGCAATATGAAAGGACAAAGATCAAGCCTCTAAGACTTGAACGATAATAAAGCCAATACCAAGCCCAAGTAAGGCAATGGCAAAAATAAAGTAAGGAGTTTTAACGACTGGTATTTTTTTACCGTCAAAGGTTAATTTGGGCAATCCTTTTTCATCCTTTTCGTAGTCCAAAGTCCCGCCTCTTGACTGCAAAAATGCTTTAAGAAAAAAGAAAGCAGACCCGCCGAAAATAACAACTAAAATAATCCACATACCGCCAGACCAGATTGATACATCTGTTCCGTGAAATTTTACACATGACATTAAAAAAATCGGGAGTAAGTAAAGTAATTTTTTCATACAACTTTTTTAAAAAGTGACATAATATATTTCCTTTTCCATATAACTAACATACCCAAAGCCCCAAGCCCGAACCATATCCACCATGTAGATTTTTTCTTCTTATCCAATGTTTTCATGCTATGGTAATATTTTAGAGAGTCTTCAGCAGCTATTCGTAGGTTAATTTCGTGTTCCCTGTCTACTGTAATTTCATCAATTATCTTTATAAGTTCTTCCTGCTTTAATTTGAATTGCTTAATATTTCCGGTGGCAACAATTCCCTTTCCGGGAACGTAAGAAACCGTATTTATAACCTTAGTTTCCCCCGGCAACAAAACCGTATCGCAGTCCGAAAAAATAACATCTGCTGATAATGTATTTATGTATTCATCATAATGCTTCACAACTGAATCAACTCTTATTTTTACTATTGAATCAATATTTACCCTTGAAACCTCAGTTATACTTTCTATTTGTTTGTCGATATGTTTTGTTGAAGTACATCCTACCCACATAAAAAGTAATATGGAAAAGATTATTATTGATATTAAAATAAGTATTTTGTTTTTCATAAAATTATTTTGGCGGTTCTATACCAGCTTCCTTCTTTTCTATTTCAGAATCAGCTTTATCAACATCTGACTTGTCTTTTGATGAACCAAAGTAATAAGCTGCAACGGAAACTACCACTCCTAAAACAATACCAGACGAAAGCATGATTGCATCTTTATTATCTATTGGTATTGGCTTATAAATTAATAAAAACAAATATCCAAATCCTAACACCATTACTATTATAGCAATAATGCTTCTTACGTTTTTAGCTAATAATTCAAAAAACCTTATCATAAATCAATTTTTGTTTAGATACCACCCGAATAAAATAAGTGCAACGGTACTAACTGCACTAACCAATATCCAAACTACTTTGTCCCTTCCCTTTATTACATTGCCCGTATCAATGAGAGTATGTAATTTACTATTATGATTATCGGTTTTTTCTTCAAGGGCGTCAACCCTTCCGTTTGTTTTTGTAGTTTGGATAAGTATTTTTTCAATCTTATCTTCCATCCTTACTAATCGTTCTAATATTTGCTGCTCCATTGTTTCCATTTTTCTTTATTTACCAATACCACTTAATTGATTAATGTTACCCTTCTTCCGCATTGCCTTAATTCTAATGCCGCACCCAACCAAACTGAACTTCCGGCTGTTACTGTTGGCGTGTTGTCCGTTGTATTCACCCTACCCATTATATACATTGAAAAAGGAGTTGTACAATTAAAATCACCGTATTCTGTCCACCCGCTTTCAGGTGTACCGTTTTGGTTTGCATCTTCAGCAAACCATGACATAACTAAATTCTTTTGCCCTAATGCTGCAAGTGTTAAAGATGGGTCGGCACTATTACCATTACCCGTTACATATTGCTTTATTGCATTAGCACCATTTGCACCAAGTTGAACCCCCGAAAAAGCTAATAGATGACCAAAAAACCCGCCTGTAATTCTTTCTGTTCCTGTGAATGTTACGGTTAATGTTTCGTTGCCAATATTAGTTGTTGGTAAACACCTGTAAACTGCAATTCTCGAAGTCCCAGAAGCTACCTGTAAAACTGTGTCCCAATCCGTACCCGTTGAACTTGAAAGCGTACCAAAATTATTTATCGTAGTACTATGTGTTATATAAACAGCCAAATACAATATATCTGCTGATAAAGTTGGTAGCCAGTTGGCAGAACCATAAGGGCCAACACCGCAATCTGATGTTGTACTTGTTAAATCAATATTTATAGGAGTACCCGGACAAGTTTGCCCAAAAGCGTAATTACTAACTAATAATAATATGAATAAAAGTTTTTTCATTAATCTACCGTATAATAAATGGTGAAGCTCACTCCACTTCCAACACCGCCGGACAATATTATTAGTATCATTTCACCGGCTGCGATTGTCGCATCTGTAAAAGAAGTAGATGAGCATAAAGTTGTTATTGATGTACAGGTAACCGTTCCGTTTGTTAATTCTGTCAATGATGATTTATCGGCTGAATGCCATATCCTATACGATACGGTTGCATCCGACCCGCCGTTATTAATACTCTTTATTGCAGTAACCGTAATATTTGATGGCACACCACCCCAAAAAATTACCGTGTCTGCTGCTGCTTGAAATTCCCAAAATGCAGATTTTGATTGTGTACCTAATGATGAATTAACAGATCCCCAAACTGCAGAACCTGTACCTGGATTGATTAATTTTAAAACATTACCCACGCTTGCGCCACTTGATGTTGCTGTTAAATAAAGTGAATCAGAATTTATTGTCGCCTTTTCTCCGGTTTGATTATCTAAAGTAAGCATTTCAGAACCGTTAACATTCACCTTTGCTTTTATATTTAAAGCATCCAATGTAAGTTTAACAGTTGATTCTAAAATATTATTACCGCCGTTAAGAGTAGTTACTGAATCTCTGATATGCAGATAACCGTAAATATCCGAAAGTTGATTACCGAAAAAATATTGCTTTTCAACCGGATCAATTATTAAATTGTCGGAAACCCCATCATAAATTTTAAAATACTTTCCATTTAACGTAACCGTTCTATTGCTTGCCAATAAACTATCAACATTATATATATTATTCCCGCCACCTCCAAATGATAATTGAGTAAGATCGTACTGAGTAGCGTAATGATTTAAGTCAATGCTATCTGCTAAATTTACAAGACTGCGCCAGCCGTCTGAATAATAATAAAACCTATGTAAAATTGTGTCAAGTCCCAAATTTCCTGAGCCTACCCAAATACCTGTTCTGATATTCGGTACTGTTGAGTAACCCGGAATATGAAAACCCGAATCTGTTTTAATCGCCGTAAAATCATATTTTACGTTTAGTTTAGTATACCCTGAAGGTGTCTGAGATATTCCCCTTAATGAAAAAAGAAGTATGATGAATAATATTTTTTTCATAATTATCTTTTAAAAAGAACATTAACAGTTTGAGTCCCGTCGAATGTATCTTGAAAAATTATTTTATTATTGGCTAAGTCTAATTGACATTGCCTGTTGCCGGGAGCTGCTGCCACAATATTAAATTGTAACCCTTCAACAAAAACAGAAAGAATAACGTCCGTACTTACTAATGTATATCCATGTTCAGAACTTACCCCGTCTATATAAGCGTTCCCAAAAGTAGTCCCCCAAAAATCAGAAAGAAATGTATTGCTCGCAAATTGATTTGCATTTATTAAAACGGTTGAACTTCCCAAAGGTGCAGCTAAGTCATGACACATTATCTTTTTATTCGTAAGCGTATAGTGTATATCCGCCGTCGGAACACCGTGTATATTTATATCTGACATATCTTAAAAAAGGGGAGGATAAGCCCTCCCCTGTTTATTTTAAAGAATACCGGGGAGCAAATTATGAAACACATTGTGCAGGTATAACACTGCAATCATGTATCTGTACTAATCCATTTACACCTGCCAGACTTTCACCACAACCGCCTGCTAAATTAACAGCAAGCTCTGCGAATAAGAAAGGCTCATAAGTCCATTTTCCGCATTTGTAGTCAAAATACCAGCGATAATCAACTTCAATTCCGGTAGCCGGATCAATAAATGTTCCGTGAGTATAAAGATCAGTAATTGCACGTCTCTTTTCACCCTTGAACATATTCCAACTTACAAACTGCATTGCTCCAGGGGCAACCTGAAGGAAATCAGTAGTTCCCAAAACTGAATCTGAGTTACGATCATAGTAAATCTGTGGAATTTCTTCATTAATGTTATTCAGATCAACACCCATGTGATTCAAAGCCTGCCATTTTTTAAATTCGGCAATCATTGAAAGTGTATGACCTCCAATAAGAGCATAGCCTCCATCATTACCAGCATCTTTAAAATACTGATTCAAAAGGAAAACAGCTGTTGCATTCAGGTTTGAATGATTTGTATCTGTTGAAGTATTGAAGAAATTAAGCTCAGTCAATGCCTGACCTTGTGCATTTGTACCCACTTTAGAGGCTGCAATTTCAAATATTCTTGTATCAAGACTTTCAATGAACCGCTTGTTAAAGCGGGCAATTTGACGAGTTATATAGCTCAGATCGGTTTCTGTGCAATATCTCATTAAATCGCTTTCTTCAAAAGTCAAAACAACTGGCTGTGCGCCTGAACCTTCACCGTCGCAAACACGATATTCCGGGCCGGTCAATTCAAAAACAACTTCTTCAGCCGGGTTTGTAGACTCAACTCTCGTTGTGTTACAATCTGCACTTAAAGTGCAAAGATCAAAGCAGAAAGGATTATCAACCATCATTGCGATAGCTCTTTTCTTTCCGGGAATTGACTCTACATCAATAACCCTGAAGCCCCGTGTATTTTGAGGGGAGGTTAAAAATTTGAGCAAACCTATCGAGCCAAGTGTTCTAAATTCGGCTGCATTTGCTCCATAATAATCTGTTAATTTGGCCTGTAATGCTTTGCAAGCATATGCGCCAACGTTACCAAAAGGCATATTTTTAAAATTTAATTGTGATAAAAAAAATTCTTTTTAGATCACTTGGATCGAAGATTAAATTTTTAAGCTCCTTAGAGCGAATTGCCCTTTAGTCCGGCGGGACGTGCTACTATGAACCAGTAGCGATATGACGACTTATCTTATCTTGCAAATGTGGTGGCACCATTGTTAATGTGCCGTTCTTTCCAGGTGTTACTACTATTTTTCCCGAACCTTTTCCTTCATCTGGTTTCGGTTCTCTCCACCCTCTCTCAGTGGCAATTTCCAGCAAGGCTTCTTTTAAAGTCAGTTCATGTGAGCTGCCATCTTTTAAAACCTTCATGGCCGGATTTGCTTTCTGTCTTAACTCAACATTATAGTCACCCGTTCTTTCAAATGAATATTTTGATTGTAAAATATCATGTGCTGTTTTCGCTATGTCACCGGCCGAAATTTTCAAATCGGGAACTGAAGAAAGCTCACCGATCAAAGCCGCATTGAAAATTGCACCTGTTATTTTTTGATTAGCCTCACTTTCGTATTTGGTTTTTATCTGATCTTCAAAACCGTTAAACCCTTCCAGTTTCTTTCTTGCCTCAATTAATTGGTTTTGTAATTCCTTATCACCTGATTTAGTTTTCGTCCACTTGTCAGCTATTGCCGGAACGAAAAAATCCAATGCCTTATAATCATCCGTAGCCAAATCGGAAATTTCCGCCTCAGTGAATCCCAATGCCTTTGCGATCTTTTCTTTTGCAATATTCGTTGCTCTTGCATATTGACCGCTTTCAAGCTGCTTCTTAACAGCGGGAGGAAGGTTATCAACAGTCACCCCTTGAAAAAATTCCGGATCGTTACGAAATTGTGTTTGGTAATTCGCCCTTACCTTATCGACATAAGGCTTAGCGTCAAAAGTTTCTTGTCCGTCTTCAGGGATTGCCGAAAGAACTGTAATGTCCTCCGGTGAAATTCCGATTGCTGATAAAACTTTTACTGGTATTGGCATAAATTATTCTTTGTTTACTTTTTCTTTTTTCACTTTCTTTACCTTGACAACGGTTTCGTTATCTATTGTCTTAAATCCCGGTAAAGTTAGTAACTCTGTATCACTTAAATCCAAAACTTCTTGCTTACGTTTACTTTGTGGTGCAATAGGGTTAGGTTTAAATTGTCCCCTGAATCCTATGGCTACATATCCCTTTTGACCGTTCTTTGTTCTTAAATTATAAAGATTGCCAAAAGTAGATAAGGCTGGCAACTCTCTTTTATTCTTACTAAGTGAATTTAAAATTAATAAATATGCCTTGCTTGACATTGAATTTGGATAAGCAGTTGAAAGTTCTTTCAAATCCTGATTAGTCAATGTTTGCAGTCCTGCAATTTCTTCAGCAGTCAAAGCGGCTGCATTTGCCGGGTTGTATAATTTTACAATATCACTCATAAAAACTTGTTAAGTAACCGAATTACAACGTGAGAAATCACTATTATAGATAACAAAGATAAAACATTTACGGTAAAAAATAAACCTGAAATTAACGAAATCCAAAATCCGGTGCAAACTATACACATCCCGAAAGCCCGTTCCCAAGTGAAAAAGGGATCAGCCGCATCATAAAGCATTTTTTTATATTCAGTTTCTAAAGTAGCCGTCTGAGCGTCTGATCTGGAAAATTTTATACTCTCGTTAAATTGCTTTTGGTATTCTTTAAGCAGATCCATTCTTTTTAATCGTAACCTGGAAAGCCAAACCGTATAACCGGAAAAAATCTCATGTGTACTGAAATCGTTTCCCGGTTTCCCGATAACGTAATTTAAGAATATTGATAAAAATGCAGATAATATACCTATCTCAATTATCATGAACTTTCTTCAATTGGATTTAGAGAAATTCCTATGATCGTTTTGAACTTAAAGCAATCATAGTCAATATCGTTTTTTCTAATCACTACCCGGTCGCCGGATGGCGTGTAAATTTCAGCCGTAAACTCATAACTTTCATTCAGCTTATCAATCGGAAAAATTACCTTTTCGCCTATTGAAATATCTGCACTCACAATTAACTGAAGTCCTAAAAAGTAAGTAATCATTTTATAAACGCCTGTTTCTTGGGCTAAAATATCAAAATCAACCTCTGAATCCTGGCAGATGTTCTGATTACAGAAATCTAACGTATTTGTGCAGCAACAATTACAACTCATGTGCAATTTTTTTGTGATTCAGAAATGGTTTGGGAATTACTGTTTAAACTTTCAGAAATAACCCTTACACATTCTGTTTCTTTTACAAAAATACTACTATTTTGGCTATTTATTAAATCATAAATCTCAGTTAAGCATTCTGTTTCTTTATTATAGATAATAATGTTTTCAGGACAAATAAACGTATGAATATTATTAGCATTGGAAACGGTACAAGATGAATAACAATAACCGCAATCATTACCTGTTAAGCCCTGATCAGATACCGGAATAATTGCGATAAAATAAGAACAACCTTCCGCTGTGCCTGTAATATTACCGTATCCTTTTAAATCTAACGTCTCAAAAGAATTACCATAAACATTGCCCGGAATAAATATTTGTACACTGGTTTCGGTTAGTGTGTTCCCGGTTATATTTCCTGTTAATTCACCAACGGCAACTATATTGGAAATTACTGAGCAACTTCCGTCTGACTTCCCATAACTTGTATCTTCTGAAATTAATACCGCTATCGAAGATGAATTACAATCTGAAATTCCATCCAATTGCCCGCTGGCTGTTAAGTCAGAAATAAAATCAGAAGTACCGTGAATTACTTCAGACAACTCCCCGCTTGCCAGAAGATTTGCAACTAAAGAAGATGTGCAACTTAAATAAGTTTGTAACTCTCCCGATAATAATAAAGTTGATATTAAAGAACTCGACCCGTCTGTTATTCCTAAAATCCCGGCAGTTAATAAATTAAGTAAGCCAGAATTTCCTTCTGTTAATCCTGTTAATTCTGCAATTCCTGTTAATAATTCTATACTTTCAGAAGATCCGTAAACATTACCAGATATTAAAATACTTCCTGAAAGAACCGAGGTTTGTTTATTATATCCGTCTGCAATAGCTTCTAAATATCCATTAGCTGTTATGGTTGCCGTATCGCTACCCTGACCTGAAGTAACGGTAATTAATTCGCCATTGGCTAATAACTCCGAAACGACTAAAGAACTACCCTCTGTATTGGCGAATAATTCAAGTATTGCGTATAATACAGTAGTATTAATTGTACTTCCATCTGATAAACCAGATAGATTACCAGTCGCCAATAATTCTGATAAATCAAATTCGCTTCCAAAAACATTTGATATTAATTGGCCTGACCCTGGTAGTTCAGATATTAATATCGAACTACCGTCTGAATTTCCGATTAATTCCCCTATTGATAAACCTTCACCTGTTGCACTCGATACCCCAAAACAATTTCCTTCAAATAATGCACTGATATTTGAGGTAATTAAATTATTACCTTCTGTAACCGCATTCAATTGCCCGGTTGCAGTTAAATCAGAAACTACAATTGCCGATCCGTCTGTTTTAGTATTTAATTGTCCTGTTGCTGTTAATAGCTCTACGGTTGAAGATGATCCATTACTAACCCCTACAGATTCTAAAATAGCTGTCGGGTTTGAAATTAAACCTGAATTTCCTTGACTATTTCCCGTTAATTGCCCGGTCGCAGTTAATACGGTTAGATCTTGAGAGTTTCCGGATAGTGAGGCTAATAATAATCCATTAGCAAGTAATGAAGAAACGAAATATACAACAGCAGCAACATTAGCATAAATTGAACCAGGCACTTCTGAGAGTGCCTTTTTTATAATAACCTTTGCCGGATATGACCTACCTATCCTTGCCATTACCAGTATGCAGCCCTTTTAACTGCCTGATTTATGTTTACAATTTTATTCGGAATAGATGCTACTGCAAATTCAGCCTCTATCATTGTAGCTGCAAAATATTGGTCTGGGTTTACATCCAAAGCAGCAGGGCTTCCATACCTTACTCTTAACGCATTAAAATTGCCGTTACCTCCTGCTATGCCCCATGAACCACCTGATGGCGGTGTAGCAAAATGAACCCTTTTGTAAGCATAAGATGTCACCCCCGCTACTCCTGTTGCTGTATAAATTGTGCCAGAAGTAGCATTATCTCTTAATAAGATTGCCATGTTACCAGTTCCTGTTCCCGCCTGTGCTATTGCCGCAATCATTTCTACTGCTCTCGGTGCTGTTGTTGGTGTGCTTATTCCCGGTGCAGGGCCAAATATACATTCCACATAATCCGTTGCATTTGGCGGAGCAATCATGTTTACAAATGTTCCTACACTTGCTGCTGCACCTGAATCTAAAGGAATGTTATCAACTAAAGTGTAAGCATCTGTTGTGGCATTGGTAATATCAACTCCTGTTAGTGTTTTTCTAAAATCTGCTGCACCTGCTACATTATGAGTACCGTCTGAAGTGGGTACAAAGTGGTTTACATATCCTGCACCTATTGGGTAGTCGGCAAGTGTGTTACTGACTATTAAATCATCATAATATGCATCATAAGTCCCAGAATATGAAGCACTCTCGTAAGAACTTAATCTAATAGTTGATGAAGTTGATGCTGCTATCGCCTCTGAATATTGAGTGCAATTAACGCCATTTACACTAACATCTACTAAATGAGGGTTTGCGCTAATGTCTACTTTTACATCTATTCTATACCACACACCTGTTGTAATAGCAATTCCTGTTGCTCCAAAAGAAAAAGTGTTTGAACCATTTGAACCCCCTGCATAAATACTATTATCTGACGACTTAAAAACTACACCTCTGGTCCGTCCCCCAGAAACACACCCACCGATGGAAGAATTAACATTTGGTAAAGTCGCAAAATATACATAAAACCTAATAACGAAGTTATTACTACTGGTAATCACTCCCGATTGAACATCTGCGACGGAATAAGTAGCTGTCGGGTTTACTCTTAATGAACGAGTCCCTGTTCTTACTGTGGATGTTGAAAAACCAGCACCAGAAAATGAGGCCCAATGCCCACCAGAACCACATTCAAACCCACAACAAAATACAGGAGTAGCCATATTATAATCCTAAAAATGCTCTCGCATTGGTGAGTAATTCTGATACCGATAAATTCTCAATGCTTTCAAGTTTTAAAAGCAACGCTTCCAAACCTGAAGGGTCATCATATCTCACAGGATTACCAACTGCATAAGAAGTGGATATTTGGTTACCATTGCCATCAATCCATACCGTTATTGCAATAGCCATTTGCCCGTCAATGAATCCGGAAGCCGTTAACTCCATATAAGCAGTAAGCGTTTTCTGCCCCCTCTTTGCAACAATACGATAACGCAAATCATTCACCCCTTCGGTAGTTACTTCGGTTACGGTAATGTTTGATGCCTGACCCCCTGCATTTACCAGATTAGTTTTTAATCCGTTTAGTACAGCAGTTATTCTGGGAATAAACTGCGTTGAAACAAATTCTTGATAGTCCATAGTTTTAATTTTTATACTTCAAAAATTATATAACAAATACAGTTTACAGCAGCCCCTGCCTTTACTCTTATCCGAAGGAAATCACTGGCCTTCCAGCATGGCTCTAAACCTAATGGAAATTGCTTTACAAACTGATTTGTAGGCGCAATAAACTGCACATCATACAACTTAGTAGCTGTAATCGTTCCCTCTGCCGTTGCCGTATAACCCGATTCGTCACCCGCTGCTGTAAATGCTAATGGAAAATCATCTGTAACTGCCGCCGCATTGGGGTCGCCGATATTAAAAATATCCGCAGCCACAAATTCGGTAATATTTGCCGCAACTGTTCCGGTAGAAAGTAACTCTACTTCTATTGGTGTTGCCGCCGCAGACCCATCAAATGATATACCCCATTCTTTAATTTTACCCACTTGGTTTGTAGACCCGCCAAGTTTTAATTGGAGCATTGTTTTTAAACCCGTTCCAGTAGTTACAGCTACAAACGAAACCGTTGTGGGTGCTGGCCCATTAAATACTTGATATAGTCCCATAAATTATTTTTTAATCTTCCGTTATTGTCAAAGCACCGATACCGAATTGTGGTGTAATTCCGCTACTAACTGCCAATGCAGATGCTTTATAACAAACTCCATCACCAACAGCAGTTATATTCAAAGCACCGCCGCCCTGAGTAGTGGAAATTGTTATATCATCACCTGAAACAGTGATAACAAAATACTGTGTTCCTTCAGTTATTCCAGTAGGCAACGAACTGCCAAACGCTGCATAAAAAGCAACACGGTCATTTACTACCAATGTATGACCGGGAATAGTAATCGTATCATCTACTTTTGCAGTAAACGGCCCCTGGTTAGAAGCTCCTAAAGTGTTACTGTAAAGCAAAGTTCCTGCACCTGCTGAATCAGTACCTAATCCCCAATGGGTAATCGTTGCGCCTGTAATTCCACATTGTGCAAATGGAATTGATGCTGCATTTGTTACTGAATTTGTAGCCACCGTCCAACCCGCACCCGATCTGGCTACTGCCACACGGACATAGTTCGTATATGCTGTCTCATTTGTTGTTTGTGAACCAGCTTCACCCGGATCACTTGTATGGAGTGAAATATAAAACGATCCAGCAGCAGCAGAATTTTGCAAGCCTCCGGCGTCACCTATATTTGCGAAATCTGTATTATTAAAAAACAATAATAGCATTCCGTTTTCCATTGAATTTGATTTACTCATTTTTTAAAATTTAAAAGTTAAAGTTAGCATTTTTTTAAAGGATTATCAATAGTTAAACATAAATCTTCGCAGGTGTTTGATTTTAATTCCCACAAAGCATAAATGTCAATAGCAAAATAAGCAGTCGTCGCACCAAAATTGTAGTTTCCTGAACTTTCATCTTTTTGTAACCTCCATTTATCCCTTATTATTCTGTTTAATTTCGTGTTCACAACCAAACAACTTTGAGTAAGATTATGTAAAATTTCGGCGAAGTTTTTAGCATTGTCTTTAAAGTAAACTACCCGTAAAGAAGATCGCATTTTATAAGACTTAACACATGAACTTAGTTTTAAATCTTCCATAACTTCGTCGTCGCCGTTTCTTCTTATGTAAACAGTTTCTGACTGATCTGAAGGGGCAAGGGAAAACCATTCGTCATTTATAGGAACCGCCGGGAGCTTAACTTGGGTATCTGAAACAATAATCTCGGCTGAATGATAAACTTTATCAAAATAATTTATCAGATTAGTTGCTAAATTTTGTATGGTATCTGAATAGGTCATCTTGCTGGCTCACTTGGGTTTTTGTCTTTATAAATTCCGTCGCCAGGATCACAACAGGGCATATAAAAAGCTCTTTGAACATCAATTAAATTTTCCAAAGCATAACAAAAATCTCCTGTACATGGATCTGAAATTTGCACAACCGGAAAAGCATCCGGATTACCTGCACTTGCATCTTCAAAACCGCCGGGTCCGGTCCATGTAACGTATTTCTGTTCTACTAAAAAGTTTTGAACTATTCCAGGAACCACTTCGCAAGTCAATGCAACGTCCTGCACCGTACCATTCGGCATATTAATTGCCCCCCCGTATTCCCACCCAATATTTAAAGTTGCTGTTATCATTTTTTAAGTATTTGTGTTATTAATTCGACTCCCGTATCAATTACCCGATCTTTTTCATTCCTGGTTAATCTGAAAATCTTCACCCCGTTTCCTTTTGTTGTTCCTTTTCCGGTTCTTAAATTTGTGATCTGGTTTTCTTGCCCCCTTGCTATCTTTGCTGCTTCCAAAGTTGAAAACTCTAATCTTACATTGTGTTCATTTTCCCTTACAATTGAGTCTTGGGTTTCTATTGACTTTCTTAATCCAAACATGAACTGTAAATCTTTGTGATCAATCTGCCTTCCTTTGTTTGCTCTTTTTCTTTGATAAGAAGTTAGTTCTAAATCAGCGTTTCTTTTTATTCTTTTTTGATCTGTTTTACTTGCATTGCCAAAAGAAAGAAATAAAGCCCGGTCGGTTGCTTTCTTTTTCACCCCGACGTATTTACCAAATCCGTTCCCTTCAATGTCTGTATTCTTATCAAAGATTCTTAGTTTCATTTCATCCCTTCCTGTTTCCATTGCACCGACTAAAGCATCTGCAAAATTACCGTTTTCAAAGGCTTCTTTTAAACCTTCAATCTTCTTTTTTAATATGGTTAAATCAAATGGCATTACCCAATAGCCCAAGCTGTTGTTGTTATTCGTTTGCATTCAATGCAATCATCATGCAGGTTATTCATTGCCGCTGCTAAATTATCTGCAATTCCCCTCACGTTATTACTTCCTCTCAATCTTTCATAGTACAAATTTATATACCTGTCTGCCAAACTTAATTTTTCATCTTCATTAAAAGAAGCGTTTCTGTTATTTCTTTGCGTAACTTGAAATTCTGAAAAATATCTTGCCGCTGATCTGTAAAAAAGAGCAAGGGCAAATAATCTTGGTTGCTGCATGATTATTGAACACATCACATTGTCTAAAGAACAAATGACAGAAGCACATGGAATAAAACCGTACTGAGTAGTAAATTCTGCATTATTCAAAAGTCCTTTTACTGAAATGTCTTTACTTTCTTTCCTGGAACCCGAACAACCACAACTTTTCGTAGTCGGGCAATTTAAAGCCGTCACCGTCACCGCTTCTAAAAAATAAATCTTTACAGAACTTTTTGAAGTCTTATAACCGATATTCACTATCACAACTTCGATCCCGGCTGTAAAAGAATAAGGAATTTGTGTTTGTGTTACACCGTCGTCTAAGATTATCGTAAAGTCGCCCGTTGATGCAATCATTACTTTTAAACTGTCAATTGCTAAGTAACTATTTTTTGAAGTGGAAAGATTTTTTACAATGACTCCCGTGTAGGCCGCTGCTGAAGACAAACCTGTATAAGTACAAGTATTACAAAAAGAGTTTAGAGCAGATTTAATCGTGTATCCTTTTGGGATTAAAGTTTCAATATCAGCCATCAAAAAACGTGAAGCACTTTCAATAATATCAGTGCCAAATTGTTTCCCGGTTCCGTTCTTTGTTAGCTGTGATAAAGCCTCCCGGTCGATCCCTTCACAATCGTCCAACCAAAATAAGGGAGTAGCTGTATCTGAAGTACAAAGCTCTTTAATTCCGACTAAATCTTTTAAACAATCCATTATTTATTTTTTAGCATTATTGGATTAAAATCATGTCCGCAGCCCCAATGAAGAAGGTTTAAAGGCAAATCTTTAAATTCCGTATTCTCTTTAAGCCCGTTCTTTTCAGCTATCTTCTTTAAGGCAGGCCAGTCACTTTTTTTTATTACCCGGTTTAATTCCTTGACAGCGTAAATACACTGAGGCGAACTATTATCAATTAAAGCCCCGTGTATTCTCATGGCATCGTAATCGAAGGTTTCAAACAACTTCTTCCCTATAATCCCACTATAAGCATTTACGGCCTGTTGCGCCGTCTGTTCGATGTACTGTGATAGTTTACCACTAATATCTTTACCGCCCTGTATATACGTCTTAATAGCGTTCCTGGCATCCGTCAAACTCGACCCTTGAGTTACGTTCTGATAAATCAAATCCCTTAACGGCTGTACGAATTTTGCATTTAAGCCGTTACCTGAAAGTTGATTGATAGCTTCATCTGTGATTATGCTTTTTTCTTTAAAGTCCGGTACTTTAATACCGTTTTCCGCTTTCTGAAATTTTGTTATCTCGTCTGAAATCGCTGGCATGCTTTTTAAAAACTTACTTACCGGGCCTATGAACTTTGGATCTTTCTGAAGCAAGTCTAAAAATGAAACTGACAATTTATTTAACTGCTTTATAAAATCCTTTCCGCCGACAATTTTACCTCCCTTAATGTCAAATATTTCTTCGATCTGTTTTAAAAGAATAGCATAAGCAGCCGACCCCATCGAGTCGATATTTTTAGAAAGCTCTTTTACTGCTTTCTCTTTTGCTTTTGCTATGTCGTTTTCAGGCATTTAAAACAGTTGTTTTTAAATCTTTTGTCAAATCGTATTTCGTTAATTCTTTTTCAAGTTTAACAATTATCTGATCATCCGTTAAATCAAATAAATTATTGTCAAGCTCATACATTTGAACCAAAACCGGATAGGCTAATGTGTGATTTTGCACCATGACAGCACTTACCGTCCCTTGTCCTTTTAAATTGCTTACTTCATCATTTGAGTAATAAAGCAATAAATCAAATTTCTTTAAAATAGTTAAGGCTCTTTTTACCGGCGAACTTTCCGAAATAAATTTATTCACAAAGCTATCAACCTGGTTTGCTTTTATTGGAATAGGTGAATTTGAAGCCAGCATAGTATCTAAAGCTGCAAAGGCTTCTGATTCTGTTAAGATCGCAAATGAGTAAGGAGCTTCAATGCTTACTTTTATCGGTGAACTGTTTATGTAGTTTTCTAAATACTGCAAAAACATTTCCATATTATTGTAAAGTACTTTAGAGATATTCGCCAGCCATGAGTAAAGCTCTTCACGGTCAATCTCTTTACTTTTCGCTGCTTCTGTATTTCCTGTATCTGTTTTTTGCTGCACGAAAACCGCCGATTCTGCCTCTGCCAAATAATCTTTCCATTGATTTTTAGAATAATCTAAAATTGCTGAATCAGGTGAATAAAACTCGACCGAAGGTGTTGAAAAAACTTTGTTATCTGTATCGAATGAATCCTGTACTTTACGATAAGTCTTATAAGGACTTTGAATCGTTACATACTTTGAACCCTTACAAGTCTTACAAGTCTCCCATCCACTTGTCGAAGTTGTGCAATGTGTTTCACCTCTTCCCGAACACTCGTCACACGGCTGCTGCACCTCTGACATTCTTGGATAAGAAAACATCAAATCAACTGCCCTGTGATTTCGGTGGCTCATTAAAGCTAAATTCCCAAAAGGAATAAAAGCCTGTATGAAAGATTCGTAAATTTCTTCTTCAATTTCTATTCCCCCGTTTTCAAAATAAGGAAGTGAAGGAAGTTCTTTTGGAAACTGAATATATTCGTACTGAAATTCTTTATCTCCCGCTTGAGTTTTAAAGAACCTTATAAAATGTGTTTTTGTAAAAACATGATAAACCGGGTTAATAATTTTCTTTTCTAACCTACGGTTAAAAGTCCTGGTCGTTGTATGTCGGACATTTGGCTGCCCTTCTGCTGCATAAGTATAATCAATAAAAATATCCTTTCCGTATTCAACATCACTCATTTCTATCTTCACTTCGCTTTCCTCTGCTGAAATGAAAATTAAAATATCATCTGAGACTTTTACTAATTCTTTATGACAAATATATCTATAAAGGTCGTCCGTGTACTCCAAAGGATAGGTTACACAAATACCATTCGGATCGTCAGCGACTGCGTATCTTATCCAATCTTCTAAAAACTGAGAAAACAAAGAACCGTCGTAATCTTCTAAAGCCTTCTTAGTTTTATCGGAAATATTAACGTTGTAACTTGAGTTATTGAAAACTCTTATTATGTTATTTATAGATTTCCAGATCGAACCCTTTGTTATACTCTCGTAAGAATTTATGCAATGTTTCTGGCTGTCAGGATGCTCATTTGGGTAAAGCCCTGTGATCTTGTCAAACATTAAACCCTTAGTATGTACCTGAAGATTGTAGGCAATTTGACCGGCATAATTAAGCCACCATTCAGGCATTTTAGATTCTTGAATCTGCTTAACAATGTCAGCGATTATTTGTTCATCCATATTTTTAAATTAACCAGCCACCCCTTCAGATGGCTGGAAATTATTAAGCTGCTTTCGGAACTACTGCTGAAAGGCCGGTAACGTCATACGTTTTTGGCATTCCTAACTCAACCCATGACAATTCAAGTTCAAGGGTCTGAAGTTCTTCAAAGTTATCGGGAACGATCCAATTAAAATCAGACAATGAGAAAGAACCAATTGGAAGAACAGTATTCTCGCCGTCGCACATCCGGGCTATCAATTGGAAGTCGCCTGAATTTGTGATAAGGGCGTTAATCTGTTCGTGTGTAATTTTTTCGGAGCTTTTATCAAAACATTTCAGGACATATTTCAGCGCCCAAGTTGTTGAAATTACTTGCTCAATTTTACAAGATGAAATTCGCTCTTTTTTGTCTGTCTTTTTTGCAATCGAACCAAGTCCGACTCCCATGTTACCAAGAGCGGATGAACCGCCGGAACCGTCAACCAATATTGCTTCCCACCAAGTAGGATCAAGAATATTAGCCTCTGACATGGTCTCGTCGCATTTTATAAAATATAAATCATTTACGCCGCCCGGTGAAGTAAGACATGAACAACTTGCCGTTGCGGTCGGAAATGGTGTCGCTGGACATGCAAGTGAAGGCGTGCAGGCCGCAGCTGTTGAAACTGGCATAATTAAAGAATTTTAAATTTAAAAAATCTTGGTAATTTAGCCCTACCGTTCAGGCGAAGATTGTTTGATTGTAAGCCTATTCAGGCGAAGATTTAAGATAAGTCAACACAAAGTTAATATATTTTCACGTTAAACAGGTTGTGGATAATCATCACACGTTGCTGCTATTGGTTTTAAATATAAATCCATTCCAAAATTAGTTACTTTCATTTCGATAGAATCCCATTTGCTTGCCAATGTTGTAAAGTATAAATTAATTGCCGTTCTTTTTGTTAAGTTTAATTGAGTCACTGCCATAAATTCAAATACTCCCAAATCAGGGATATAAAAATTCATTACGTTTACAGTCGTTGCAACTCCAGGCGATTCACCCTGTACTACATATTCACCGATTAAATAAGTATTGGCCCCGATTGTGATCGAGGCATAAAGAGTGTCCTTTTCGTTCATTGAATGACCTTCGTTACTGTCATTATCTACAATTACATAAAAGTACCCGCAAACATAAGCGTCACCGGAACTTTCAGATGTTGACCATGATACCGGATTACCGGTAAGGCCTCCCGATTCACCGCTTTCTGCACAATCAGAAGCAACTATCCCTTCGTAATTAGTACCGTCGGGATTTAATCCATCATAAAACGTAATCGGCGACCCGCTGAAATTTCCTTCGTCGGTGTATGGATCAGCCGACCCGGCAACCCGCCATTTAAGATTGTACCCGCCGGCTGGTTCTGGTTCGCACTCTGTAAAATTTACAACTATCTTATTCATAAAATTTAATTAATCTAAGTTAACAATTTCAACTGAAGCGTTTATATTTTCCGGCTCACAACAAACCTCTATTGTTACCGTTGCTGAAATTCCTTGAGGCTCACAACATGGCTCAGGTATTGGAGGTGAACATGGATCAGCCTCACAACTAAACGACTGATAACAACTTTCTTTAAATGAAGCAGTCGGCTTCCACATTTTTTTACACTCCTCAACTTTTTCAAAAGAAGTTTCGTTTACTATATACTTTACACCGTCAACAAAAACCTCACCCCTGTAAAATATAGCATCAACTTCTGAAACATACCATTCAGGAATTAATTCACCCCAAAATAAAAATAGTTTTTCTTTTTCCGTTCTGAAGTTTCTTGTCCTGCCTTGCTTGAATGAATTTTTAATCGCTGACAAAGTTACTTCAACATGTCTTAAAAGAAGTTCATGTTTATAAACCAAAGTACTGTCACCGATTCCTGAATTACCTTCTGGCACTCCGAAATAAATTCCGTTACAATCGTAAGAAAGTTTATTATCTAAATTTCCATAACAACCTTTTAAAAGAGTAAGGACATTACAAGTTTCTTCAATACAATACTCCTCTGAGAAATAAATAGAATCGTAAGAACCCGAACCTTCAGAAAAAGTTAATGTTATTGCAATCACAAAACAGGTTAAATCTTCAGCCCCCGAAAGTCCTTTAAAAACACCGTACCAATTTCCGGTAGTATCTTGCCCGATAACGTAAGAAGATGAAGTTAATACACCCGTTTGCCCTCCCATTGCTCCGCAAGTATGAATTAACTCATATTGAATTGCAACAGGTTCTACCCCTCCGATAGCGATATATAGCTGCACATCGCTTAGTGAATTAACCGGGATTTTATAAGGCATTTGGTTTGACTGACAATTATGGATATAAGAACCATAATTAGAAATCGTACCATATCCGGGAATCATTTTCATTCGTTTTAATTCATTGTTTTTGTTCTATGGATATACTCTGATTTCGATGTAAAACATATCGCTGTCAATTAATGCTTGTGCTTGGTCATAGGAGAATATTCTAATAACACTATCTGATGACCACCCACCATGTATAGTAAATGCACCTGTTTGTTCTGCATCTGGTGAACAAACAATCCATGTTTTATTTTGTGTGAAAGCACCGCTTAAAGTACCATTGTAATCACCAGTATTTGACCTTGTCCAAACAACTGTACCGCCTAAAGTATTTTGTAAAACGGTTGGTACTGGTGCATCAGTTCCTGACTGATTCATAATAGCCGTATATACCAAATACGATGAACCACCAGCAGGAAGTGCCTCTAAATAATCAATGATTTCTTCCGTTATGTAACGTAACTCAGGTTTAGTGTTACTAAATGCCTGTAATTGTTCAATTGTGTATGCCATTTTAATTTATATTTATATAAGTTCCGTTAATAATTAAACATTTGCTATTGATCTGAAAAGTACCGCAATTTGAAATCACAACTCCAGTGTTATCATCTATTAAATCACCGTCTTCATCTTTTGCAACTCCTAACCTTCTTATCACTTGCCCCTTTATCGTAATAGTATTACTTCCATAGTCAACATTTATATTTCCTATTCTAACGTAAATGTCGTAGTTATCCCTTTCTTCTAATTTAACTATTTTTCCTATCTGAGCATATTGATTTTCAAAAACACCGAATAGATTCAGCATGTCCTCACAAAGATCAACTTCCCATTTAGCTGTTTGATGTGTTTCTTTACTCTTTAAAGGATTGTCAATTATGTCATGATATTTATCGTAAAGATTTTCCTTAAAGTCGCCATCGAAATACATTGGATAGTTATAAACTGTCAAACTTGAATTATCGGTATCAATTTTATTTTTTTCGTTATAAGGTGTTAAGTTTGGATTATAGTAAACATTTGGTTCGGGTATTGAACCTGTCACTGCTTTTGCCCGTCTCTTATCAACTCCGTCCCAAAGAATTAAACGAGGTGTTAATACTTGTTCTGAAGTTAATCGAACCGCCCCCGTGTAATCAGAACCAGAATCAACAAACTCATTTTTTAAAGTAGATGATTTCGCTGCGATAGCTGCAACCCATGCAACAACTGCAATGCCTAAAGCTATCCCGGCTGGTGTTGTTATAATCCCTAATGATAAAGCCGCTATTACAACTGATAATACACCGACTAAAATATAAGCACCTAACTTGCCATCGTTAATTAATAATTCCAAATAATCTTTTGCCCTGCCATCCCTCACAAATCCTGTTGGCGCAAACTCTATATTTTTAGTTTTTTCACCTTCTAACATTGGATTAAATGCCGGGCCATCGTAGTCTATAATATCAGAATAAAGAGTACTCATTTCCTGACTTGCTAAGTCCGATCCATCGTCTGTATATTGGTATCTTCCGTAAGCGGGTTTTTTGTCACCGTTAAACGTATATCTTAAATTATAAATAGGTGTTGATCCTGGTAAGGTGAAATCGTAAATCGGTAAAAGCTGAATTAAATCTTTGGTATGTTTGAAAACTATTGTATTATTCGGTGTAACATACCATTCGGCTGCAAAAACATTTTTAAGTTTATCAAAAAGTTCAGCTATCGTAATTAACCAGCGGTTATCAAAATTATAAGCTAAAGAAGGTGACAATTTTGAATCGCTTTCTATTTCCCACATATACCCGGCTTGAGGGTAGTAAAGGCAAAGGTTTTCCCACTCTTGCCCCTCGTCAAAGATAGTATCCATTGACAGCCCACACTTACCGGCTACGTTTTCAATATAAGTTCTGATTAAGGGAGCGTCAACAAATCTATTCGTGTTTAAAATTTCTCTTGCATCTTCCTTTAAAGAATGTCCGGTTATCCAATCTATCAGTAATATACTTGGGTTTGAATGATAAAATAAATTCAATGCCATTCGTGCAGAACTCATTAATCTTGGCCTCGGTTCTATACAAGTCAAAAAACAAGGATGTTCTTTTGCCCCTTGCTTGAACCAGCCTTGCCAGTCGTCCCAAATAAACGTCTTATGAATACAATGCCATGTTGCATCTTGCTCTCTTAATTTAATATGAAATTGACAAGGTTCATCGAAAGGAGCGTATTCAATATTATCATTTTTAATTTCAAAAATCCGGTACGTCCCCCCTGCAATAAGATCAACTATTTTAACCTCGACGGCGTTTAAAATCTGGCATTCGGTTTTAAGTAACCAGTCTTTAATAAACTCATAAGCCCGATCAAAAAAAAGTAAATCAGTAGAAATCCCTTTATCGTAATTTGATCCATCCTGATTAGTTTGAACGGCTGTACTGTTTCCTGAATTTACCTTATCCCATGTTAATTGAATTGCCTCAGCGTTTTCAATGTAATCTGTATAATTATACCAGGTGTTATCAACATTTCCGGGAATGTATTCAGCCGCCCCGTTTATAGGGCTGCATTGAACAATCACGTTATAAGTCAAACCCGTGTCAGGATTTGAATAGGTATTCTGTCTTTTCCGTAAATATATTTCGAACCTACCGTTATACACGTTTATCAATTTTCATCTGATTAATATACTCATTTACTAAAATCGAAACACCGTTACGATCAATATTTGCACTAACTGACATGTGTTTCATTGCTTTTAACGTTTGCCTTTGCAGATCGTTATTTTCCTCCAACAAAACTGACATCTTCCCGTCCGCCCCTATTCTCAATTCGGCTGCATCTTTTATTCGTGAGTAATTTGGCTGATCAACTCCCTTAACTCTTAAATAAGAATTTACAAAGTTATTCATGTGATTAGCCGGGATAGTGCCATCGTATATAGCTGCAATAGCTGGCCTGTAAGCAGCGTTCTTTTCAGTAGGGATAACGGCTTCACCCTCGTTTAACCAAGCTGAAATCGTATCTGTGCCGCTTGGTGCGCCGTTTCTGCGAAGATGTTTTGTACCTCCCCTTAATTTCGGTTGATTGCCTTGCAAACTTTTTACAATTCCGTAACCAGTAGCCAACGAAGCCACGATAACAGCTATTGCCCCGATTGTTTCGGCTATTCCTATTCCGGGAGTGGCTATTTTAGCTATTGCGCCTGTAATTCCTACTAACACATTTGAAGCCTGTAAAGCTGCATCAATTGCCAACTGCTTTTTAGCTGCATTTTCTCTTTTTAAATTCAATTCCCTTAAACGATCTTCCTCTAATTTCAAGTATTGAGCGTTACCCTTAGTCGCTATCCGATAAGCAGCATCTACTCTTTTTTCCTGAAGGGAAATTGATCTGTCAAGTGCTTTTAATTCTGCCTCGTTTGCTTTCTGCCAGAAAGAAATAATTGAATCGGTTAATTGTCCTATGGATTCAGCATATTGAACAACCGTCTCAGTTTGTTTTGTCGCCGGATCACTTACCTTCCCCTTTGCTTGCTGTAATTTCTCCCCTGTTAATTGTGCTTCTTTTTCTTTTATCAGTTTTTCCCTTGCTTCGACTTCTTTATCTGATAAATTAACGCCGATTGACCTTACAAGTTCTTTTAATTCCTTTTCGTGTTGTTCAATCTGATCTGCAAGCGACTTATCATCGTATTTTTTCTGAATCTTCTCAAGTTCTTTCCGGTAATCTTCATAATCAATTAACCCGGTTAAAAATTTCGTGTTTAAAGCGTTTATTTCTTCGAGAGCAGCTTTATCGTTTACCAATTTAGAGTCAGAAATCGCTTCCTCATATTTCTGTAAACTCTTTTTGAACATATCAACCGCTAAATCCTGCCTTTGTTGTGCTGCCCTTACTTGAATATTAGTTTGTTCATCTTCACCCGCCCTTACTAAATCATTTTTTGCCTTAATAAATTCAGCCCCGGTAATTAAAGTACTTTCTTCAAGCTCTTTTATTCTTAATTCGTTATTTTTCTTAGATTCAGCAAGCTCATTCTTTTCGTTTATGTTGATAATTTCAGCCCTCTTTTGAAATTCATCCTGAAGCAAATTGATTGAATCTATTTTGTTTTGATTCTGAAGGCTTAAAATATCATCATTTAGTTTATTTCGTGCATCAATAACTTTTTTACTGAATATTCCTAATGCCTCTTTTAATTGAATATCATTAATGTCAACTAATAATTTAACCAAGTTTAATTTTTGATCAGGGGTGAAGGCTTTGCTTTCATTAATATCTAAAATTTCCTTTTTTAATGATTCTTCAAATTGTTTTGAAATCGTATCGCTACTTTCAAAACTCTTTGCCGTTACTTCTGCAAGTTTCGCCTGTAATTCAGCAAGTTTTTTTGCATATTGATTAGCAACTTTATCAGTATCAGATTTATCATTTTTATTGTCAGATAATAAACTACTAAGGGTTATTTTTGACCCTATGGCCTTCATAGTATCATCAACATTTTTCTGAGCTTGTTTAACCTCAGGATCATTTGCTATTTTCTTTATTAAATCTTTTTCTAATTCTAACTGAGCAAAATAACTATCACTTATTTTTTTCCCATCTGCCAATATTATCTTACCAGCCTTTATATCTGCCGCTTGTTGATCTAATATTTTAGCCCTTGCCTTTTCAGTTGCTAAAAAGAGTATCTCTGAATTTTTAACAAGTACATTTTCCGCTGCCCTTGCCAGCGCCCTTTCCTCGATCTTTTTAATTTGAGTATCAATAGCGGCATTTACTAAGGCTATGTTATTAATTTGAGTAAGATCAATTTTATTCCCGTCATCTGCCGTCTTATTATATTCTTTTGCAAGTTTCACCCTTTCCTTTTGCGGAATAGCTAAATCGTTTAATTTCTCTTTTATTAATTGAAGGTGAACAACCTCTTTTGTTGCCTCTTTTATCGCTTCTTCAGTTACTTCATTTAATAATTTTTGCGATGCTGCCGCTTCTTTTAATGCCGCTGTATGTTGCTGATATTTCGTAATCAAAAAAGCTATACCAGCTATTGCCAGCCCAATTCCCGTCGCTGCAAATGCTATCCTTAAAGTCTTTAAAGCCCCTGTAGTCGTTCCCACAACGGCGGTATATGCAGCCTGAGCACCAGACTGAGCAAGTGTAGCCAAAACACCTTCCCGCCTTGTTAAATTGCTCAATTGCTCCAATGACTGAAGTAATTGCATGGCTGCGAATAACTGCATAGTCTTTTTTTGCAGTTCTGCACTTTCGTCACCCGCTAAAATTGAAACCGCCGTGAATGCCTGGAAAGCAGAAGTCGCCGCCGTTATCGCTCCCTTGCCAAAATCCAAAGCCTTTGTATCTGAGGCTAAAATTTTAATTCTTTGTTGTTGATCACCGTAAGCGTCTGTCAACTTAGCTACTTTCTTTTCTAACTCAAAATATTCCTTTGTCGCTCCCTTGCCGGCTGCTTCCATCTTAACAAGTTCCTCCTGCCCGGCTCTCATTTGACCTCTTAAAGAAAGCTGCTTTGTACCGACTTGCTCGACAACTGCCCCGTAAGTTTTCAAAGTATTTAAACCAGCCTGTAAAACCTTATCCAACTCTTTAAATTCTGCACTATTCGGGTCAAGCCCTTTCATCTCTTGTTCGACCTTTGCAATAGAAACTGCCAAAGCATCAAACTCAACCTTAGTTTGTGCAACTACTTGAGGCAATCCGCCCGCCTTCGCTATTGGTGACGTTGCTCCAATCGGCGCACCCGTTGGAATCTTGCCCCCTGTTGTTTGTGCCTGCAATTGTGCAGCCCTTGCTGATATTTCGGAAAAATCCTTTGCAGATTTGGCTGCCCGGTCATAAGCCTTTTGAGTTTCATTTACATTCTTAGTTAGTTTAACTTGCAATTCAGTCGCCTTGTTTACGTCTGATTCTAATTGCTTTCTGTACTTAGCATTAGTACCCGTATAGTCCTCTAAATCCTTTTGTCTTTTTTTGAGATTGTCATTTGCAGATTGCAAGGCCTCTGAGTTTTGTTTCAGTCGCTTGTTTGCTTCGTCTTGAGATTGTGTGAATTTATTAGTCGATGCAGATAGAGCGTCTGCACCCTGTATATAACCTGATCCGTCAAGTTCAAGTTTGAAAATTACTTTTTCTTCGTCTGCCATGATTTAAAAAACTCCCCAGTTTCTTTAACCAATACAGATAAGCAAAGTTAATTATTTTTTGTAAATCCTCTCAAGTTCTTTATTTTTCGTTTCAACTTCCTGAATATATAAACTCAATTCCTGATAAAATTCGCTGACTGTATAACTCAATAACCGATCCCTTTCCGAAATTACCCCGTTAACGATTGCCCTTTGCATCAACATCATATTTCTTTCCCCGTCAGCGGCCTTTTTCATTTCGTCGCCAAAACTTCCGGGAGTTCGTGATCCGGTGGCAAAACAATTGACATAAGCAGATTTAAGTGCCGTGTATAATCTTCGGTGGCTTTCATCTGCAATTTCAAAAAAAAACCATGCATCTCAAAGTCAGCCTCCAGCAAACTCATTTTCCGGATCTGAAGATTGTGATCAAAACTATCAATAGGCTCATCATTCAAAGTGAAGTAAACACATACCAATGAACTCATTTGCTTAATTGCATCCGTTGCATTATTTGCCTTCGATTCAAAGTCAAGCAAATTAGCGTAAGCCTTTTCATATTTGTCTTTGTCTGCACTTTTTAAAATAGCCTTTAAGTTATTAATATGACCGGAAAGATCGTCCTTACTTAAACCTAAAGCGTAAAGAGATGAAATTTTAGTTGCTGCAAAATTCCTTGTATATGGCAAAGTCATTAGATCGTTAAATTGCCACCACTTGTTACCTTCTTTATCCGTGTAAACAAAAGTCTGAAGGCATTGGCTATTCGTAAGGCTATTTGTGTACGTCCTTACTTGGTTTATTTCTTCGCTTAGTTTCCACATTTTTTAAAATATTTAGAAATTTCCTTTCGGCTGATTTAAGATTTAAAGCGTAGGTATAAAGACAGAAGTTTTTTATCTGTACTTTCCCCGGCATGATAATAGTAATGATTTTCGTCTTTACATTCAGTTCAAAAAGATGTTGTCCGGGCGGCGGCTTATAAAAACCCATTGGCTTTACTTTCTTCTTAAATAGACTTTTTATCCAATTTTTACCACCCTTTATCAGTTCTGCTATGTACATACTCTTTTACTTTTTTTCGTGAGCGGCCTACTGTTTTTACTCCCTTCACAACTTCGCTTTTTGTTGTTCCCATTGCTTTTGCAGCGTCCCTTATCTCATATTTCTGTTTAGTAGAAATCAATTTTGCGTCCATCTTTTTTGATTTCTTCTTTCCCGGTTTCTTTTTTTTCTTTACCATATATTTTAGTTTATGATTTTAAATTTAGGAATTGGAATAATGAATTTCCCCTCATAACCAGCAAGCCTGCATTTTTGCATACACTCATAAGCAAAATTCCAACTTAGTAAAACCATGTAATCGGGCGGGTTTCGCATCATGTCAAGTAAAGATACTATTGGAATACCCGTACCCGGCGAATATTTGCCTATTTTTTCCGGAGTCTCGTCAACAATGTACTTCATTGTACCTACTGTAATTAACGCCGAATTTAGCAACGTATTGCCCTTAGCTGAAGCCGCAAACCCGGCAACCTTGCTCCCTAAAGGTAAGGAATGTAACCCGTCCCTGAATTTCTCAATACTCTCAGCAACGTCATCTGCAAATTGCTGGTAAGGATAAATGTCAGCAAACAAACTTCTTTCTAACTTCATAAAACTGCCTACACTCGCATCCGGTTCGCCGTGACCGATTGTAACCCGTACCGACCCGCCGTGAATTGCCTGATTTTCTACATTTAAAATCTGCAATCCCTCGTCCCGGCAAAGCAAGTATAACGGATGAATCGAAAAGTAAGATAGATGCTCAAAATAAACGGTATCAAATTCGCCGTTTTCGATAAAATCAATTAAGTAAGGAAATTCTAAAACTAAAATACCTGTTGGCTTTAAAACATACCTGCAAGCCTGAATAAATTCATGTACATTATCCACATGAGCAAAAACGTTTGTCGCTGTAATTAAATCAGCCCGCCCGTCACCAATACT